CTGTAATGGCTTGCAATAAAAACCTTTATACCCCAATCCAAGAAAGACAAGTTAAAAGTATAAACCTTGGAATTAAAAGGTACGATAATAAAGGATCAAGATCTAAAATAATTTAAAATAAATGATTAATAAAGCTATAAAGAGTTCTTTTCCCAGCCAAGCGGTTAGTGATTTAGAAAAGATGAGTGCAGAGTACGGCGCTAAGGTTGGTAGAGCTATAGAGCATGAGTGGTTTAATACCAAAGATGGTTATGACGGTAAAAATGGATCAGGTAGATATTCAACATCTAGACAATCATTTCACTCATTAAGACTATACGCTAGAGGAGAACAGTCTGTTAGAAAATATAAAGATGAATTATCTATTAACGGTGATTTATCTTATTTAAATTTAGACTGGAAACCAGTACCTATTATACCAAAGTTTGTTGACATTGTTGTTAATGGCATGGCTGATAGATCTTACGATATTAAAGCTTACTCGCAAGATCCAGCTTCAATACAAGAGCGCACAAATTATGTTGCTAAAATAGCTAAAGACATGAATACTAAGCCTTTTAACGATATGGTTAAGGCTGATTTTAATATAGACTTGTATGAAACTGATCCAAACAAATTGCCTGAATCTACGGAAGAACTAGAGCTACACATGCAACTTGATTACAAGCAGTCTATAGAAATAGCAGAGGAAGAAGCTATTAATAGTATTTTTGATAAAAACAAATACGAGCTTATATCTAGACGAGTTAATAACGATTTAACAGTTATAGGTATTGGTGCTGCTAAAAGTTCTTTTAATAAAGCAGAAGGTATTAAAGTAGAATATGTAGACCCAGCTGATTTAGTTTATTCTAACACAGACTCGCCTTACTTTGATGATATATATTATGTAGGTGAGGTAAAAGAAGTTTACTTAAACGAGCTTAAAAAAGAGTTTCCAGATCTTACAAATGATCAATTAGAGTCTTACAAAGGCTACAACTCTTCTTATAGTAACACTGCTTACAACTCTAAAGCTGACGAGGACAATACAGCGACAGTATTATACTTTGAGTATAAAACATACGCTAATCAAGTTCACAAAATTAAAAAAACTGCTACAGGCGGAAGTAAGGCTATAGAAAAAAACGATACGTTTAATCCTCCAGCTTCTGATGACTTTGAAAAAGTAGACAGAGCTATTGAGGTTATTTACGAAGGAGCTAAAGTAATTGGTAGTAAAGAGCTTTTGAAGTGGGAGCTTAAAAAGAACATGATCAGACCAAAAGCAGATACAACTAAAGCTCAAATGAGCTACGCTATTTGTGCGCCGCGTATGTACGAAGGTCGTATTGAAAGCTTAGTAAGTCGTATGACTAACTTTGCTGATATGATTCAACTCACGCATTTAAAGCTACAACAAGTATTATCTAGAGTAGTACCTGACGGTGTTTACTTAGATGCAGATGCTTTAGCTGAAATAGATTTAGGTAACGGTACTAATTACAACCCGCAAGAAGCGCTTAATATGTACTTCCAAACTGGTAGTGTAATTGGTAGATCTATGACACAAGACGGTGATATGAACCGTGGTCGATTACCTATTACGGAACTTAATTCAAACGGAGGTAATAATAAGATAAGCGCGCTTATAAGCACTTACAATTATTACTTACAAATGATGCGTGATGTTACTGGCTTAAACGAGGCTAGAGACGGAAGCGTACCAGATAAAAATGCTTTAGTAGGGCTGCAAAAATTAGCTGCAGCAAACTCTAATACAGCAACAAGACACCTATTGCAATCAAGCTTGTATATAACCCTAACAATGGCAGAGTGTATTGCAATGCGAGTGTCTGATGTTATAGAGTATTCACCAACTAAAGAATCATTTATTAAAACGCTAGGTAAGTTTAATGTTTCCACATTAGAGGAAATGGCCAACTTGCACTTGCACGATTTTGGTATATTCTTAGAGCTTGCGCCAGATGAAGAAGAAAAAGCTAAACTAGAAAATAATATTCAAGTAGCTTTACAGTCTGGGCAAGTATATTTAGAAGATGCTATTGATATTAGAGAAGTACGTAATATTAAGCTAGCTAACCAGTTGCTTAAAGTTCGTAGAAAAAAGAAACAAGATCAAGATCAACAACAGCAGCAGCAGAATATTCAAGCTCAAAGTCAAGCAAACGCTCAAGCCGCACAAGCAGCTGCACAAGCAGATATGCAAAAGCAACAAGCTCTTACAGAGTCAAAAGCTCAGTTAGAGCAAATGAAGTCGCAGCTTGAAATAGCTAAAATGGAAAGAGAAGCTCAGATTAAAAAAGAGCTAATGCAATACGAGTTTGAAATTAATAAACAACTACAAGAAGGTCAACTTGCTGTTGTAAAAGAAAAAGATAAGTTCAAAGAAGATCGTAAAGATGAAAGAACTAAAATACAAGCATCACAACAAAGTGAGCTTATAGATCAAAGAAAAAACAACGCACCGCCAAAAAGCTTTGAGTCCGCAGGACAAGACAGTTTAGGTGGATTTGGACTTGAACAGTTTGAGCCGCGTTGAAAATAAACAAACAATTATATAATATTTTATCATGTCAGAACAAACACAACCTATAGAAGAGGTAGTAGAAGAAACAGTTCAGGAAACTAAAGCTGTAGAAGAAACACCTCAAGAAGATACTTCATATAAAGAAGTTAAAGAAGATGGTACTATTAAATTAGACCTAGGAAAATTAAAAGAGTTTCAAAATAAAAACGAAAAGACAGATGCTAAAGAAGAAGTGCGGGTGCAAGCACAAGAAACGCAAGAGCCAGTCACTGAGCAAAAAGAAGAGATCGTCGAAGAGGTCTTACAAGAAGTAACCGACGAACCAGAACAACCTGTCGCTGAAGTAACACAAGAGGTTACTAAAGAAAAAATTACACCGCAACCAGAAGTAAAACTACCAGAAAACATTGAAAGTTTGGTAAAGTTTATGGAAGATACAGGCGGCACTATTGAAGAGTATGTAAGGCTAAATGCTGATTACTCTGATGTAGATAATAACACATTATTAAAAGAATATTATAAGTCAACCAAGTCTCACTTAGATACTAGCGAGATTGATTTTTTAATTGATGACAACTTTTCATTTGACGAAGATTTAGATGAACAGCGCGATATTAGAAAAAAGAAGTTGGCTTTAAAAGAAGAAGTTGCGAAAGCTAAGAAGTTTCTTAATGGAATGAAAGACGAATACTACAAGGAAGTCAAGTTGGGTTCTAAGTTGTCTAAAGACCAGCAAGATGCTATTAACTTTTATAACGAGTACAACCAAAAACAATCTGCTACTAGTGAAGTCCAGCAGAAGCAGTACAAGCAATTTGAGCAAAGTACCAATAATGTTTTTAACGAAAATTTCAAAGGTTTTGATTTTAAAGTTGGAGACAAGAAATATAGGTATAATGTAAAAGATGCCGCTGCTACTAAGGATTACCAAAGCGACATATCTAACTTTGTGAGGGAGTTCCTCGACGAAAACGATATGATGAAAGACGCTGCAGGTTATCACAAAGCTTTATACGCGGGTAGAAACATTGATAAAATTGTATCACATTTCTATGAGCAAGGTAGAGCTGATGCTATAAAAAATACTGCCATCAAGTCAAAAAACATTGACATGGGCCCTAGAACTGTTAAACCAGTTGTAGATACAGGCGGTATGAAAGTTAAAGTATTAGGTGGTGAAGATAGTTCAAGGTTGAAATTTAAAATTAGAAAAAAATAAAAACAACTTAAAAACTAAAAAAAATGGGATTTAACACATCTTTAGGATTAGGTGGTAGCTACAGTTTAACTGGATCACCTTCTCAAATAGTAAGTGCCAATACTTATTTTGATTTAGCTAACACGGCTAATCAAGGTTGGGCACAACAATATCTTCCAGAGTTGTATGAGCAAGAAGTAGAGCGCTACGGAAACCGTACAATAGGAGGATTTTTACAAATGGTAGGTGCTGAAATGCCTATGAGTTCTGATCAAGTAGTTTGGTCTGAGCAAAATAGATTACATTTAGCCTACAAAAACAAGTCTGGAAACGAAACATCTGTTCTTACAACTGTTTCTTCTGGTCTTATTACGTTAGGATCTGATTACGTAAACTCTGTAAGAGTAGGTGCTACTGTAATTGTTACAGATTCTGCTACAGGATTAAAAACTAATTACTGTAGAGTTGAAAAATCTGGAACAGCTGATAGTTTAACAGCTCAGCAATTTACTGTAAAACCTTACAAAACAGCTACATTGTCTGGAGACTTTGGAAGTGATGGATTAGGTATTAATGTATTTGTTGTAGGTTCTGAATTTGCCAAAGGATCTGGAACTATGTCTAACGGTCTTAAGCCAACTTTTACTAAATTTGACAACAGACCAGTTATTATTAAAGATTACTTTAAAATTTCTGGATCTGATACAGCTCAAATTGGTTGGATTGAAACTACAGACGAAGCTGGACAATCTGGTTATTCTTGGTATTTAAAATCAGCTGGTGAAACTCGCTTGCGTTTTGAAGACTACCTAGAAACAACCATGATTGAAGCTCAAAAAGGTGTACCTGGAAGCTCTACTGCAGATACTGATATGGGTATTGCTGGAGAAAACTTTGGTACAGAAGGTCTTTTTGAAGCTATAGAAACTCGTGGTAACGTATTTGAAGATTTAGCTTCTCTTGCGGATTTTGATACTTTGTTGAAAAATCTTGATAAGCAAGGTGCTATTGAAGAAAACATGTTATATGTTAACCGTGAATTAGCTCTTACTCTTGATGATATGGTAGCTGGATTAAACGCTAACTACGCAAATGGTACTTCTTATGGAGTATTTAACAACGATGCTGACATGGCGTTAAACTTAGGTTTTTCTGCTTTCCGTAGAGGATCTTACGATTTCTACAAGTCTGACTGGAAATACTTAAACGATGCTGCTGCTCGTGGTGGTTTTGGAGATGTATCAGGGGTTTTAATTCCTGCTGGAACTTCAACTGTCTACGATCAGTCATTAGGTAAAAACATGACTCGTCCTTTCTTGCACGTAAGATACAGAAGCTCAGAAACTGATGACCGAAGACTTAAATCTTGGGTAACTGGTTCTGTTGGATCTGCTTCTTACACAGGAGAAGACATTATGGAAGTACACTATTTATCTGAAAGATGTTTAGTAGTTCAAGGAGCTAATAACTTCGTGATGTTAAAAGAATCATAATATTAATCTTTAAAAACTAAACAGAAATGGAAAAATACTTATATTTCAGAACACAAGCCACTATTGGCGATGACGACGATTCAGGGCAATCAGCTTGTTTCCCATTGTCTAGCTTTCTTGGTATGCATCCAACTGCAGATGACACATTAACATTGTTTTTTATACCTCAAATCAGAGTTGCTGGTGGTGTAACTGACGGACAAGATTTTACAAACAGCGATAAA